AGGGGAACCAAGAAGATCCCTAATGACAAATTTGCCCGTTTGAACTCAGTAGCGGATATATTCCGCTCTGGAAAGGTCTGGGCTCCAGACAGAAGATGGGCCAGGGAAGTGATTGAACAGATGGCTTCGTTCCCAAATGCGGATCACGATGACTTGGTGGACTCCACAGTTCAGGCAATGATGCGCTTTCGAGCAGGTGGACTGATCAAATTGGAATCGGATGAGAACGATTCCTCCCCCGTTCAGCCCCGTAGGGCTGCGTACTATTGAGGATTTATATGGCGACCAATATCGACCCGGCAATGGTTCCCCTTCTCCCAGAAGAGATGGGAGATGAACCAATGGTTGAGATTGAAATTGAAGATCCCGAATTTGTCAAGATTGGGGTCGATGGATTTGCGATTGAGTTGGAGCCTGGGCGAGAAACCGCCGAAGACTTCGACGCCAACCTCGCTGAATACATGGAAGAGGGAGACCTCCAAGGTCTGGCCTCCGACCTAATCGGTCTGGTAGATGCGGACATCAGCAGCCGCAAAGACTGGGCAGACATGTACGTCAAGGGACTGGAAGTCCTTGGCATGAAGTACGAAGAACGGGCAGAACCCTGGCTTGGGGCCTGTGGTGTGTACTCTCCAATCTTGACTGAAGCAGCCATCCGCTTCCAGTCGGAGATGATCACCGAGACCTTCCCGGCCCAAGGTCCAGTCAAGACCCAGATCATCGGTGAAGTCACCAAGAAAAACGAAGAAGCAGCAGAGCGTGTCCGTGATGACATGAACTACCGCTTGACGGACGAGATGATCGAGTACCGCCCCGAGCATGAGCGGATGCTGTATTCCCTTGGTCTGGCCGGTGCTGCATTTAAGAAGGTCTACTACGATCCTTCACTTGGCAGGCAGATCGCTGCTTACATTCAAGCAGAAGACCTGATCATTCCTTACGGCGCGGCCAATGTTTATACCGCCGAGCGTGTTACGCATGTGATGCGTAAGACAGAGAATGATCTAAATAAATTGATGGCTGCGGGCTTTTACCGTCACGCTGAATTGGGCGAACCGGTTAGAGTCTTTACAGACATTGAAAAGAAGAAGGCAGAAGAGCAGGGCTACACCCTTACCGACGATGATCGGTATCAGGTGCTTGAGATTCACGTTGACTGGAATCTGAAGGGCTATGAAGATAAGGATGCTGAAGGCGAAGAAACGGGAATTGGCCTCCCGTACGTCATCACCATCGAGCGAGGCACCTCAACGGTTCTATCTATACGACGGAACTGGGATGAGTCCGACCGACGAAAACTCAAACGACAGCACTTCGTTCAGTACACTTATATCCCTGGCTTTGGTGCTTATGGCCTTGGCTTCATTCATATTGTTGGTGGCTATGCTCGTGCAGGGACCGCGATTATTCGCCAGTTGGTGGATGCCGGAACCCTCAGCAACCTCCCCGGAGGTCTCAAAACCAGAGGGCTCCGTGTTAAGGGCGACGACACGCCTATCGCCCCGGGTGAGTTCCGAGATGTAGACATCCCCTCGGGGGCGCTGCGTGACAACATCATGCCGCTTCCATACAAGGAGCCGAGCCAAGTTCTAGCGGCTCTCCTTGAAAAGATTACCGATGAAGGCCGTCGCCTTGCTGCTATCGGTGACCTGAAGTTGTCCGATATGTCTGCCCAGGCTCCCGTGGGCACGACACTGGCCATCCTTGAGCGGCAACTCAAAACGATGTCGGCTGTTCAGGCTCGCGTGCATGCAAGCCTGAAGATGGAATTTAAACTGCTCAAGCAGATCATCCGGGACTACATGCCGCCGGATTACTCCTACGTCCCCGTGGGAGGAGACCGCGCTGCCAAGCAGGCTGACTACGATCTCGTTGAGGTGATCCCGGTTTCTGATCCGAACGCCGCCACGATGGCGCAGCGGATCATGCAGTACCAAGCCGCTCTCCAGTTGGCTCAGGGCGCTCCTCAAATCTATGACCTGCCCCACCTGCACCGGCAGATGTTGGAAGTTCTTGGTATCAAGAACGCCGACAAGTTGGTTCCGGTCGAGGAAGATCAGAAGCCCCGCGATCCGATCAGCGAGAACATGTCGTTCCTGACCGGCAAGCCGACAAAGGCATTCATCTATCAGGATCATCAGGCTCACATCGCCACTCACATGGCTTTGTTGCAAGACCCGATGGTGGCTCAGATGATCGGGCAGTCTCCGATGGCCCAACAGATGGGCGCTGCGATCATGTCTCACGTCGCAGAGCACATGGCCTTTGCGTACCGTCAACAAGTGGAAGAGCAACTGGGCGTGCCGCTTACTCCGCCCGACGCTGAACTGGATGAGCAGACAGAGGTGCAAATCTCCCGTCTGGTTGCTCAAGCCTCTCAGCAACTGCTCCAGTCCAACATGGGTAAGGCTCAACAGGCCCAAGCCCAACAGATGGCGCAGAACCCGCAACTCCAGATGGCGCAGGCAGAACTGCAACTCCGGGCGCAAGAACTACAGCGCAAGGAGCAGGACAGCGAGCGTGACTTCGCAATCGCCCAAGAAAAGATTCGCTTGGAGCGTGAGCGCATCGAAGTTGAAAGACAGAAGGAACAAGCCCGTCTGGCAAATCAGAGCCGTCAGGCTGACAAGAAACTTCGTGCCGACATGATTAAGACGGTAATGAAACCGCGCCAAAAACCAGGCGCACCTAAACAGTGAGGTTTTAAATGGCAACCACTGCGTTTTCCGTGGTATTAAAAGACATTGAGGATCATCGGGAGTCCATCGCCCGAGCCCTCGTAGATGGTGCGGCTCGGGATTATTCCGAGTACCGCAGTATGTGTGGTGAGGTCCGGGGTCTCTCAACCGCACACATGTTTATCACAGACCTCGTGCGAAAGATGGAGCAAAACGAAGATGAGTGAAATCCTCCTTAGTACCGGAGAAGATGCTGTCCCGACCACCCTGCCGGAGACGGCAGAGGAAAAGGCCAAGCAACTCCCCGACCCGTCAACATACCACCTACTCTGCGCTCTTCCAGAGATCGAGAAGGAGTATGAGAGCGGCATCGTGAAGTCAGGGCAGACAATGCACTTCGAAGAAGTCATGTCCCCCGTGCTCTTCGTGATGAAGATGGGGCCGGACGCATACGGCGATAAGAGCCGCTTCCCCAGTGGACCCTCGTGTAAACCGGGCGACTTTGTCCTGGTTCGTCCCAACACGGGCACCCGCGTGAAGATTCACGGGCGTGAGTTCCGCATCATCAACGATGACAGCGTGGAAGCCGTGGTTCAAGACCCGCGTGGCATCTCTCGTGCATAAAGGAGGATTACATGCCGCTTGATCAAGAAGCATTTAAGTTCCCGGACGAGAAGGCCGAGGAAAAGAAACAAGACGAAGTCCAGTTTGAAGTCGAAGGCGAGGCGGAGCCAGAGGTAGAGGTTGTCGATGACACCCCACCGGAGGACCGTGACCGCGCCCCGATGAAAGAACCTCCCTCGGAGGTGACGGATGATGAACTGGCCCAGTATTCAGACGGGGTCAAGAAGCGCATCCAACACTTCTCTAAGGGTTATCACGAAGAGCGCCGAGCAAAAGAGGCTGCTTTCCGTGAGCGTGAAGAGGCTATTCGACTTGCCCAACAACTCATGGAGGAGAACAAAAAACTCCAGAGTTCTCAAGGACAAACCCAGCAGGTATTGCTTGAGCAAGCCAAGAAGGTTGTCCAAAGCGAGGTTGATGACGCCAAGCGTAAATATAAGGAAGCCTACGAATCAGGTGATGCGGAGGCGTTGGTTGCGGCTCAGGAAGAACTCACTGCGGCGAAGATTCGGGCAGAGCGAGTTAATAATTTCAAGCCAGCCCCTTTACAAGAAGAAAAACCTGCGGTACAACCCGCACCACAACCAGTTCAGCAAGAGCCGGTTCGCGTTGATCCCAAAGCCTCTGCGTGGCAAGAAGCCAATCCGTGGTTTGGACAAGATGACGAGATGACTGCTCTTGCACTGACGGTTCATCGAAAACTTGTGGAAAGTGGGGTAAGTCCAAACAGCGATGAATACTATGACCGCATCAATACTCGGATGCGGCAGGTCTTCCCAGATGCGTTCCCCTCTGAGAAGCCGGTAATGAAATCGCCTGTCGTGGCACCTGCGACCCGAAGCACAGCGCCCAAAAAGATCGTGCTGACCAAGTCCCAAGTAAACATCGCCAAGCGGCTCGGACTGACGAATGAGCAGTACGCCCGTGCGGTTGCGGAAGAAATGAGGAAACAAAATGGCTGAACGTACCCCCCGTGATTTGGAAACCAGAGCAAAGATGGAGCGCCCCAAGCAGTGGATGCTTCCTGAACTGCTGCCGAGCCCCAACCCCGAGGACGGCTACGAGTTCCGTTGGATTCGAATCAGTACCCTGGGTACTGCCGATCCAGGCCATATTTCTTCAAAACTCCGCGAAGGTTGGGAGCCTGTGAAGGCATCTGAGCACCCTGAAATCCAGATCATGGCAACTGGGGACAAGC